ATGTTCATTTGCAATAAGATACCAATGCTCACCATCTCGTTCTCCAAGATACTTCATTTGGTCTTCATCAAAGAAATTTTCACGCATTGCTGCCTGAATTTTTAGATGAATAAGATCGGATTTAGAAGGTACATTCATTAGCATCATACAATCAATTTTTTAGATGGAGATTTAATTAAAGAAAACATTTCTTTATACTGTTCTTCAATTTCCTCTTGTGTATCAGCAATGTAAACAACATATTTTGAGTTTACTTTTAATTCTTGATTTTTTTCTTTTAGGAGAGGAGACCATGGAGCAAATCCAATTTGACCCTGACCAGTAGGCACACCGACAATAGGGTTTTCAATAACAATAGTGTCAGTCAGATACTCTTTCAGATCAGCGATTACATCTTCGCCAGACCACATACGAATTAATTTTACGTTCATTTGAATTCACAACTCATCATAATTTCTGTAAGGCAAGCAATCGTATTGATTTCTTGATCGTCAACATCCTTTGCCCACTTTTGATATTTGGCAAGGATAAGAATTAACTCAGGTACACTAGCATGATTCATCTTTTTTGACAATGAATCATAAAATTTTCTAAACAAAGAAGCAGGAGATTTGTCTGAGTTATCAACCACCCATTTTCTAATCTCTGTAAACTTACGATTTTTCATAAGTCCAGCAAGTTGATCAATAGTTACATCGCTAATGTCCTGTAGTGCTACGGGAGACAGTTCTCCTGTGGCAGAGAACCTTTGAATTTCATTAAGGGTTCTACGCCAATCTGGATAGTAGTGCATTACTATCCCAGCAAGAATTTTATTATCAAAAGTTACTTCATTCTCATTAAGAATCTCTCTCAAACGAGTAAAGAATTGTGCCTGTAGTTTCTGTTGATTGACAGAAGTATAATCAAAATTTACTACTGTACAACGAGAATGAATCGCTTCAATAATACGGTTAGGATAATTACAAGTAAAAATAAACCTACAGTTGCTGTGAAACTCTTCAATAAAAGCACGAAGAGATTTTTGAACATCGTCTGTAGTGTTATCTGCTTCATCAATAATCACCACTTTATGGTTAGCAGATGAAGTAAGAGATACAGTAGTAGCAAATTTTTTAACTCTGCTACGAATAGTGTCTAGAAACCTACCTTCATCAGAACCATTGATCACAATAAAAGATGCTCCAAGTTGATCACAAAGAGCTTTGGCGATTGTGGTTTTACCCACTCCGGGAGAACCTTTCAGGAGAAGGTTAGGAATTTCTTTACCATCAACAAATGCCTGAAAGGTTTCCTTCATACTATCAGGTAGAATACAATCCTCAACTTTATGAGGACGATATTTTTCTACCCACAAAAAATCATTACTCATGTTCAGTCTTCATTCGGTTCAAGGGCAATCCAATATGTAAGAGGAATAGATTTGTTTTTCCATTCAGTTACAAATTGTTCAGAAACTTTTACTGTGTAATCATCACTCATAATTTTAAGATTATCGACCTTCATAGTGAGTCTAAAATCTCCAGTGCTAGTTCCCTTCAAATCTTGAGTATATTTAATAGAAGTTTCATCATCAAGATCAGTAACTTCTACATAAATTTTGTTTCCTTCAGAAACAAACAAAAGATCTTTTAGTTTATAAATGTCTGCTGCTTTCTGAATACCATTAAGATCTTCTCGAATCAAATCAAACTCAATATCCGCCCCAGGAAACTCTACTCGTTTGTTTGGTGCTGACTTGATAGTAAGTTCTGGATCAGAAAAATAATACTTAGTTTTACGAGTGCCACTAAGAATTTCAAGGTAGTCTTTATTTCCAAACTTCAAAAGCACTTCTGAATTTTGTGTTCCAAAGAACAGTTGTAGACCATTAAGAAACTCGTAAAGATCATAAATGGCAAACGCTTGTGGGAAATTTTCTTCACATTCGTAATGAGCAATAAGATGCTCACCAATTACAATAGAACGAAGATCACTGCCTGGTTCAACAACAATAGATGGATTGATAGTTGTAAAATTTTTGAGAACTCTAAAGGTAGATTGTGAGAGAGAAATTGTTGTCATACTGCTTGTCCAATAGTTCCAGTTTCGTCGTTATACATTAATTTTTTATAGTGTCCATCGAAATGGAGTAGAAGCATAGCATAATGAATGACTTTCATCAAATCACGTTTGTTCTTGCCATCCTTGTCACCGTAGCGACTGCCATACTTAAGGATGTTTGCTTGGCAAAAACTAGCAGCAAGATCTTTTGCTGCCATCAAGTCAATAGTTTGAACACCTTGGAACTCATGTTCTCCCGATGCATAATGACCACGATAAGTTCCACTCACATATTCACGAATGTCTTTAAGAATTTCTTCCTCGTCATACTTCCATTGATAATTCATTCACTCCTCCATAATACATACCAAATCATCATGATAACATTCTTCTATCTTTCCGTCAAGATTTTGTACGAATAGAATCATGTCATGTCCTCCTCTAATCCGAACCATCTTGCCATTTTTAAGCATGGCAAGAGATCCTACATACCCATGAAACTCAGCTTTCGGTTTCTTCATTTTTAGACTCTCCAAAAGTAACATCAATTCCAGCATCAACTTTCTCATCAATAGCAGTGTAGAACTCAAGAAAAGACTCTTTAGTTTCATCGTCAAAACGATTAATACAAGAAGTAATTGCTTTTTCACGCTTCCCAAAGATAGCATAAGCACGAATAATGTGAGTCAATCGACGAGTTGAAATGACATCAGTTCCATATCCTTGAGCACAAGTCTTACGAATATGATCTGCCCAGAAAGAAAGTTTCTGACAAAAATCTTCTTCTGGAAGTCCAAGAGAATCAGACAACTTCTCAAGAATTTTTTTCTCAATAGTAGGAGTTGGATACTGTTGCTCAAATGTCAAAGCAAAACGCTCAAGAAATGCCTCGTTCATCACGTTAGTGCCGATGAATCGACCATCTTCAGAACCTTGTCCCTTAGTGTTAGCTGTGGCAATGATGTTGAATCCTTTAGCAGGTTTTACATAACGACCAGTCTTTTTCAGGAACACACCTTTACCTTCAAGGATGGACTGGAGGCATAGAATTTTGTTGGAAGCAAGGTCAACTTCATCGAGTAGCAGGATTGCTCCTCGTTCGAGTGCTTCAACGACAGGTCCGTTATGCCAAACAGTTGCCCCATCAACAAGACGGAAACCACCAATAAGATCATCTTCATCGGTTTCAATAGTAATGTTTACACGGATCAATTCCCGTTTCAGTTGAGCACACGATTGTTCAACGCTAAATGTCTTACCATTACCGGACTCACCAGTAATAAACACAGGGTAAAAAATATTTGTAGAAATGATTTTTTTCAAATCATAAAAATTTCCAAACGGAACATAATTATTGTCTTTAGCTGGAACAAGATTCTGTTCATCACGAACTGGAATATCATCAGAAGCAAAAGCACGTTCCAGTTCTTCTACAGAAAGATTCCACTTGCCACGAGAAACTTTGTTCTGTTCAAGTGCTTTAGTTACAGTTGGATAAGAAACATTAAAAACTTCGGTAGCAGCATGAACTGCTTCAGTACCAAATTCATCACCAAAGCTTTTTTTAATAAATTCTTTAAGAGCAGTTTCGCTGAATTGGAAGGACATTTGATCTCCTGTGTTGATGTAGTTAGTATAGAGCAAGATTGGTAGATGTCCCCTGTGAAGGGGACGGTTTATTAACTGACTAGTTCAGTAAACTGAGACAGCATTTTTTTATTGGTTGTTTTCGACTTCATTTTTTTACGGAATTGAGATGCCACATTTCGAATGCTAACAGATTCACATGAAGTTTTATCAAGATCAACTTCTTTTTCTCCTTTCATCATGTTGGCAAGAATAGTAAACAACGTATCATAACCAACATTTTCTTTAAAAGAAAAACAGTTATCTTTTTTAAATTGTTTTCTATAATCTGCCCAAGTGTCAGAATGCTTTCCAAAATATGTATGATTTGGATTAACATATCTAAGAAAATTAGAAAACTCATACATGTTTATAACTCTAAATCCAATAAAATTAACTTCAGGAAATTTAAATTTTAAATCTTCTATTAGAATAGTAGTAAAGCTTGAGTTAGATTCGTTTTCATTTACTCCACGATAAACTCTGCCAGTTTTACGATCACGAAGACAAAAATTATTACGAATACGTTTCCTAAGAAATTCACCTTGGTAAACTTGACTGTATTCATCTGAATTATAAGTCATCCAATTAGAA